AATATTATACGGATGGCCGCCAGGTGTGCGAACAGGATCTAAAGTTCTATTGAGGGTTCTACTATAAATGAGACTCCAGACACCGATTGCATAGCAAAAGAGTTGAGAGACTCCAATTGGTGTCCAGCCTTATTTACAAGAATGCCACTCTTTTTATGGGCTATATAATTACTCCCAGCCCAGTAAGTATAGACTCAAACAACACCTCTACACTCCTGTAGATAACACCCATTTCATCTCATATCTCCTCTTAATCCGTCCAGAAACTGACGAAACCCTAACTCAGATCGTCTTCCCCGTTCGATAATCGCCTTTTCAAATCACTTGAACATTCCGCTGCGCGGCCTTCTCTTTCAGATTAATTAGTTCAAATGGAATCTCAGTTAGTTAATCCGCCAAATGCATTTAATTATATAGAGTCTCAGCGTGACGAGTATCAACTTTCTCATGACCTAACTGAGATCGTACTACAGTTTCCTTCTGCGGCGGCTCAGATAAGTGCCAGGCTCAGTCGTAGCTGTATGAAGATCGACCATTGCGTCATCGAATACAGACAACAAGTACCGATAAACGCCGCAGGTTCCGTCATAGTGGAGATCCACGACAAGAGAATGACTGAAAACGAATCCTTACAGGCGTCGTGGACTTTTCCGATCAGATGTAACATAGATCTCCACTATTTCTCCTCGTCCTTCTTCTCCCTGAAGGACCCAATCCCTTGGAAGCTGTACTACAGGGTCAGCGACACAAATGTTCATCAGAGGACCCACTTCGCGAAGTTCAAGGGAAAGCTGAAGCTTTCAACGGCGAAACATTCCGTGGATATTCCTTTCCGAGCACCGACAGTCAAAATATTGTCTAAACAGTTTACAGACAGAGATATCGACTTCTGCCATGTGGGCTATGGCAAATGGGAAAGGAAATTGATCCGATCCACCTCAACAACAACACATGGGCTTCCTAGCCCACTATCCATTGATCCAGGAGAGACCTGGGCTGCAAAGAGTACCATAGGGATCGGACAATCCAGTGCCGATTCTGAAATAGAGAACGCAGCACTCCCATATCGAGGCCTACACAGACTGGGGACCAGCTTGTTAGACCCAGGAGACTCAGCCTCAATTGTTGCTGCAAGAAGGACAGAATCGCATATCACCATGTCAGAGGCCCAATTAAACGACCTAGTCAGGACTGCGGTCCAGGAATGTATCAAGACAAATTGTATAGCTCCCCAGCCCAAACCTTTAAATTAAATCCATTATTATGTTAATTAAGGCTCAAAGAGCCATTATCATGTATTGTAAAACAATATTATCATTAACCAATATAGTCAAGATCATATGATACAAATGTCGATGCCTTGGACGAAGAGTCAGACATCCAACAGTAATAAACTAACAGGGCGTTCTTGCTTATGTTTGCATAAACACCGTTACATGAATCCCGGTCTACATCCTTAAAAGAGGACCAACAGTTAAAACGCCTGTTAGAGAGTGATGTCGTCCCTTCAATATCAACCATTAGGGTGTCCTTCTCCACAGACAGAACACGTTTGTGCACATGTCGTATATAGAAACGGTCTTTAAGGGACGGGGTTATGGCTAAATTACCATGACTGTGGATCCTGGCCCCAAAGAGCTCATCAAACGTATGGAGACATCCAGATGGACCCAAATGAGGTTTCCGGTCCACCACAACGACCAATGAAAATACTCCTTCGGTTTTTGGGCTTGATCCATCCATAATGACGTCAGTGTGAACCCGTTCAATCTTGACAGTACCCTTAAAACGAAGTCGTTTCAACTTAATATAGGACCTGCTTCGGTTCGGCTCCGTCTTACATAGGCTTGGAAATGTGATGAACGTTGAAATGGCTGTGTTGTGGGCCATTACAAACTCTGGCCCAAACTGGTTCTCGTGAATACGCTGGGCCGACATCTTACTATCATCATGGGCCTTGTTCTGAATATTAAATCCACGTTTCCCATCGTACCGCTTAACACCATAAACAGTCTTAAAGACGTTCTTCCTTTTGTAATTACGACGGTAATTACTAGATTGACCACGTCTAAACTTGGCTGCATACATATTAAATTAGTCGGTCGAACGAGATATCCTACTCAAGACCCACATACTTTAAATATACAATTCCTAAATTAACATACATGCATACAACACACTTAACTGGTCCACGTAGAACATGTAGTAATGTGGGTCTATATTTTTCTCGCACCACTCAATACTGCTTCAATGATGCAATAAAGTATTGCACAATAATGTTATCAAACGGTCTAGAACAAATCGCGAGAAAAACAATGAAGTACAACGAGCGCGAACTGATTTGACGAAAAGGGGTCAGACAACTTTAATTTGAATTAAAGCATTTATTATGGTTGTACCGTTCCGGAACTCAAAAAATGCGCTTAGCTCAATTCGCGGACTCCAAAAAAGCGCTAAATTGTTAAAAACAGTTTAATGACACGCGCGAGAACAGAGCGACACGTGAGAGGGGGAGGGAATCGAGCGGGCACCAGAGCGCCACGTAGGGGGGGGAGGGAATCGAGCGGGCACCAGAGCGCCACGTAGGGGGGGGAAAATCGCGCGGCCATCCGGT